CGGCGCGGTGTCCTCACCGGGAGCGGTGAACGCGTCCACGGGCTGGATCTGGCGGAGCTTCATCGTGGCAGAGCCGGCGCCACCGGTGAAGGGGAAGTACTGAGCGACGTCCTTGAGGTCTTTGGTCTCGTGGAGCAGCTCGATGAACGCCATGTTGAGGTAAGCGGCGAGACCGAGATCGGTATTGAGTGAGGCGTAGGTATCTGCGGCCATGGTGGCCTCCATTGACGGGTAGAAGGTTGGGTTTGACTTCTCCCGCCCGTCACGTGGGCAGCCGCCAGGGGATACCCGTCACGTGGGCGACCGCTCACGATCAGACTACCACCGCCGCGCAGAATGTCAACCGCGGGTGAACGCGGACTTCGCCAGACGGTCTTTGGCTGCGTTCCACTCGGGCGTTCCCATCTTGACCTTGGACAGCACCACTTCCCGTCCGGTCTCGCCGGGCTTGGGCTGAACCACGTTGGCTTTGGCCACCGGACGCGGCGCCGGCTTGGTCTCCACCTTGGTCTCCGGCTGGTCCTCGCTCACAGCAGCCGCGGCCACGCTTGGCTTCATGGCAGCGCGGAGCACCTTGTTCGTCTTGCGCGCCTCTTTGTACCAGTCCGAGAACTCGGGCTTGGTCGCGCCTTCGTCCACGCTGATCCGTCCGTACTGATAGTCCAGGTACTCCAGCAGATCGTCCATTCCGTCCGCGGGGATCTTGTCCTCGAGGAGCAAAGCGCGGTTTGAGCTCCGGCGCAGCTGGCCCTCGAGGTCGCTCACCTTGGCTTGCATCTCTGCTCGAGCTGCGTTCACCGCGGCCTCGGTTGCGCCTTTAATGGCGGTGCCCTGCTCGGTGAGCGCCGCGATCTCAGCGCGTGCTTCTTGGAGGTCAGAGCGTGCAGCGTTCCGCTCGCGGATCAGAGCTTGGATGCGTTCTTCAGCGTTGTTCAGATCGTCGGCCATGGTGTTGTTCTCTCTACAGTTTGACTGTGGGTGGGGTGAAGGGGAAAAGCTGGTTCATCTGGCGAACGCTCTGGAGCTTCTGGACCGCCGCGGCTTCGTCAAGGTTGTACAGCTTCATAGCGAGGTCCACCGTGGACTTCAGCCCAAGTTCGATCAAGGCTTCATCCCGCTTGAGGTCAGCCAAAAACTCGTCTGTGCTGGTCTCGGGTAGGCTGTATTCAATCTTCCAGCCGTCTGCGGGGAGCTTGACGCCAGCGCCGTAGAAGATGTTCCACGTGCGCGCCATTTTGCTGAACAGTCGCTGGTCCGCAGCTTGAAACATCGGGACGTAGCCCACGGCCACTTTGCGTTGGTAGGACCGCTTCAACTGGATCGCTACGCCGGACATCGGCTGGCCAGCGTTGCTCAAGTCCTCGGGATGGATCCCCACGTTGTTCAGAATCGTGGCTTGTTTCATGAGGATCGCGTCAGCCATGGCCTTCGCGTCTGCGGCTTGAAGCTGTCCCACTTTGCCAACGCCGGGCTGGCCCTCGGACTTGAACCTGAGGATTGAGTTGGGCGACAGTTCGATGGAGTCCGGCGGCGAGCTCGTGAAGCCGTTCACGTTGTCCACCGCGCTCATTCCCGGAACGTCGGCGTCCATGAGCCACGAGACCGGCCAGCTGTTGTTCCGCAGACACACGCCCCACATGGTCCAGTGAATCGCAATGTCCAGCGTCCCGTGAACGATCTCGGAGCCCCAGTACGGATCGAAGGTCTCGGAGGTGTAACGAGCGCGGTACAGCTCCCACGGCAGGTACGGACCAAGTTCGTCCACGTAGGGATACTCCCCGGTGTGTTCGGGGTAGCACTGAAGCGTGACGTCAACGCCCGCGGAGTCAAGAACACAGTGGATCGGGTTCTCCGGGTTCGAGACGTCCCAGACTTCCCAGCAGTCACGGTGGACGGCCTTCCCGTTCTCATCCGTGGTGGCGATAGTGATTCCCCGCTTCAGCGCCGTGGGCGAGCTCGGATCTCCAGTGTGCGCCAGAACTACGATTTCGTCCGGAGTCACGATCTGAAGCTGAAGGCCGGTGGCCGTTGGTACGAGGTGGTAGAAGGACTCCCGCAGCCCGACCACCTTCCGGTTCATCTCCTGTTCCATGGCCCACAGGTGACACCCGTCCATGACCTCGGACCAGATCGCGGAGGTCTGGTCGGTCAGGTACTCGTTCGTGACCACGCCCGGGCTGGTGTACAGAATCGCCACCTGATCCACGGTGTTCCCGTACAGGTTCACCGACATGGACGGGCGGCCCATGTTGTTCACGTTGTTGAGCCCGTACTGCTCTTTCATGCGCGTGAGGATCTCGAGCTCCCACGTCCCGCCCAGAATGTTCCGACACATCCGGGTGTACTGCCAGCGGGCGGCGTCAACTTCGTTGTCAGGGATCAGCATGGTACGGCCTCAGAGTTGGTAGCGACGTGGAGCCGCTCGGTTGGTGTTCATGGCTTGTAACGGTTCCAACACGATGTAGCGCAGAGCGTCCAGCGCGTGCTTCAAAGGTTCGTCCGTCTTTAGCCCCTTGCTGTGTTTCAAGCCCTTGATCACGTGAACGCACTGGGGATGGACTCGGACCTGACGGCGTAGGAACCCGGCGTTCAGCAGCTTCTCACCGATGTCGACGCTCCCGGCGCCCTTCTGCGGCGTGTTGATCTTGAATCCCTGGCGAGCGTGGCCAGCCTCCCGAGCGAGCGCCAGCCCCAGAATCTCGTTGACTTTGTAGCCCGCTCCGAGCTTGCCCACCGAGTTGACGTCCCCGATCCACACGTCGACCATGTGAACGTCCAGCCCGTTGGCCAGCAGCATCTCGCGAATGGCCACGGCGTCCTGAGCCGGTGTGGTGGCCGTCTTGCTTACCGCTTCGTCCAGCACCCAGATCCCGCTCGCGTTCCACGCCACGAGGACGGCGACCTGACTTCCGGCGTGCTCGCCGTGGTCCAGCCCCACGCCGATCTTACAGCCCTTGGGCTGCGGGTCGTCCTCGTTGATCAAACACGTGGAGTCGAACCCGGTGAACGTGCGGCTCTGGGTCGTGCCTTCCCACGCGCCGTTGATCCGCTGTTCGTAGCTGTCCGGAAACGCTCGCGCCTCGGTCAGCCATTCGTCCACCTGCTCCACGCCGTACCACGGACAGTTCGCGTGAGAGAGCGGCGCCACGTACTGGGTCCACGCGCTGTCCTCGCTTTCAGCCACAGTCCGGAGGTACTCCACTGGCCGTCCGATGGGCGTGGCGGTCAGCCAGAGCCAGCCCTGACGGGCCATGACTCTGAAGATGTTCTCTTGGAGAATGTCGCTCGGTGGGATCTCATCCAGCCACACGCCGTCAAGGTCCGAGCCCGCGTGAGCGATAGGCGCTTGGTCCTGTGACCGGATCTCGCACGTGGTCCCGTTGTTAAGGACGATCAGCTGGTGGCTCCAGCCGTTCTCCAACGTGAAACGCGAGCCCGGCGCCAGCGCCGCAGCTGGTAAGAAGTCTTTGAGGTACTGACCGACAACGGCGATGGACTGAGTGTAGTTGACCGCGACAGCCCGGTAGCGCTTGTGGCCGGTGGCCAACATGAGCCCCGCGAGCTTGGCCGCGGCGTGCTTCGTTTTGCCAACACGGTTGGCCGCTCGGACCAGAATCCGCTTGTCGTCCGAGTCCATGAACCCGGCGAGCGCCGGACTGGGCTGGAACAGCTGGAGCCGGCGGTGCGTGAGCGTGGCACCGATGCGAGCGAGGTCAACGATCACGCGGACTCTTTGCGAGCAGCCAGAGCGTCGGAGAGCACGTCCGCCGGGATGGACGCCAGCGCCTTGATTAACTCCTCGCGGGTTTGGTACGGTTCAACCGGTTCAGCCTGTTGAATGAACCGAGACTCCGAGCGGCCATACATCATTGGATACCGGCGCTCGAGCATCCACGCCGCAGCCGGCCACGTGCCGTTCCTTGCGGCGTTGGTCACTGTGGTGAGCATCTCCACAGCGCCGGCGCCTTCAGCGTCCGCGAGCTCCGCGATCACGCTTTGCCACTCCGGATCTCCTGCCTTCCCTCGGTTCACCGCGTCATAGTAGACGGTCGGGTTGATCCCGGCGTACTTGCACGCCAGTTCAATCGTGGCGCCAGTGCGGATCGCGTCACACAAGCGAGCAAGAATCGCCGGGTTTAGGAGCTTAGGTTTGGGCCCGGACTTAGCCACCGCTTGCCGTCCTTTTTTTGAGTGGGGAATCTTGGCCGTTCACGCGCACCTCGAGGAGCCCGCGCACAACGACCGGCGGTGAGTCAGGGTACTCCGTGGCTGGCTTTACGTCAACCGCAGCCCGGCGGCCAGCCCAGTCTCTGCGATGAAGCGCCAGCTGGTCCCGCGCTTCCCTAGCGGTGTCGGTTGGTCCGCACTGTGCGCGCACCCTTGCCAATAGGTCCGAGTCTCCCGGCGCGGCGTCCCACGCCAGCAGAAGCTCCTCGAGGTCGCTCCCGTGCAGCCACGGTTCAGCGGTGAGCGGAAAGAGTCTGGTTTGCATTATCGGCCTCCAAAGGTGATCAACACGATCAACACGGATCAACAGGTTTTTCAACACCGATTACCGGCGTACAAAGGTGATCAA